CTGCGTACTAAATGATCTTTCTGCATCTCGGATATCTCCGGATGCATAAGACATTTAGTCAAGGCTGGTACTCCGCTGAGAGGTGAGGGCGGAAGTCTCACATCAAGACAGAAGCCTTGTACCTCAGGTCGATGTAGATACGGATTACTCCTGTGAATCTCAGGAGGTTCCGGACCAACACGTCCCAAAAGAGGCGATCTGCTAGACACGTACGGAAATCTTCCACCCAAAAGGTGTAGGATCTCTGTATCAAGCAAATCCACTGTATCCATCCAACCAGCCTCGCATAGCTGGTTACGGAAAGATACAAGTGACACCAGTTCTCGAACGCAGCGTCGTGAGGTCGGAAAGGCTTCACGGGATTTGACTATTGACACGTCTTTCCCGAGGAAGTACTCCTTCCCACAAGACTCTCTGAACGGTCCAGTCCAGAAACTCTTGTGCCGGTTTACTTGAAAGCCAAAAGCTCCAAGTAATTCGGTCACGACAACGGCCTTGTCACTGGGGACGATAATATCGTCCCCATAGACGCGCACCGAGCCGACCAGTCCCTTAATATGGGACAAAGTCGGAGGCGTTGACGCGCCCAAACATCCTAATATTGCTATAGAAGAAAATACTATAGCTTCAATTGGGAATGTAAGGGCAGATCCCATCGACGCAAACTTCAGGAGAGGGATTACCTCTCCAGAAGGTAATTGGCATCGCGTTGATCGGCATGCTTGAATGGCTTCCAGAAAATTCGGGAAGTCACCAAACAGCTCTTCAACAAGCCAATTGGCCACACGATCACTTGCTTCACTTAAATCAAGTGTTGCAAGAGATCCATCCTTACTCCCTATACAGGCAAGGTCTTGATTAGGACCTTGCTCAGTAAAAGAAGTAAAGGATCCAGAAATTGAGTTTGACTCAATTGCTGGCACGAGAGAACGTAGAATTGCTTGCTGTATAAATTGCATTACAGTAGGCTCTTCTGCTATCAATCGTGGAGTGGTCTGAGTCTTAGGAACAGCTACCAATCTAGTCGGTAGCTCCTCCTCGGGATCAAGCCAGGTTACGTCCGTTTCCTCGCTCGTGAAACGAGCGTTTGGAAGGGCATTTTCCCAATAAGGGAATAGGTACTCAAGTCGAGAATGCCAATAAGGCATAATCCACTTGAGATTACCATGCCGATAATCGGCAGTAGCCCCCGGCCCGTGCCCAGGAACCAGCTCACCATTGTAAACCATACGGTCAACAATGCTAAGAGCTGGCCCATAAACGACACGGATGACCCTTCGGGCAGCCGCGGCGAGACCTCCTTCGAAAAGGAGACTCCCGCGGCTATCCGTAAAGGGTCTGTAACCTGCTCGTCAATCTTGGCATAGCTGCTGATAGCTTGATCAATCTTTGATTGATCACAGAGGCTCTTTTCTTTCGAAAAGAGAAGCAATAACTGCCTTAATCCTCTGAGTGCTCTCATGGCCCTATCATCTAATTGATGAATAGGCCGCAGCACAGGGACCTCAAGAATAAAATCTTGAAGTCTCTCTTCGCCAAGCAACACCCTTGACTCCGACGTGAAGAGAAGGTCCAGGAACTCACCCAAGAATTTGGGGGTTCCACGATGTTTAATCCCATGATTATCAGTAAGCATACGCCTACTATAACCGGGAAAAGCATCGGAAGGGATACGTTGTTCCTCTAGGGATCTTAAAAGATCCCTATGGAATAACGGAAGTGAAATCGTGAAAAACGACTCACCCTCTTCTCTTCTTCGCCTCTCAACCATCTTATGGTCGAGAGAGGTGCTGACCGAGCAGTCTCTTCCGATTTCATCGAGAAGAGACAACCAGATCTCGCTACGGCTTTTCATGGCTCCCTCCTTCTGGGGGGTAGTCAGTCCGTAGTGATGAATGCAGACTACCCAGGAATGCGAGCTACGGAGATGCGAAATGTCTCCATGGCAATCACTCCCTTCTATGACTCGTGATTCACGAAACGGGTTTGATTGGCAGCAGTGCCAATCCAATCCGTCAACCCTTTAAGGTTGTACGTGATCTCAGCCGTGGAAAATCCCTGTGGAGGGACATCCATGACTAGGTAAACAGACATCGAGTAAGGCCTATTCGTGCTAGGCACGAGCGGGTCACTCGAAATCTTGCTTACATCGAGTCGGACTGTAGACCTGTATCGGCGTGCGAGAGCATGATTAATGCTCAACACGAGACCATCGACAGCGGATTCAAAACCGCCGCCATGGTCCCCCGACTCAGTGCGTGCCAAACTCTTGGCAATCGCATTGATAGTCACAGTCTGTGGATCTGCAAACATCACGAGACTTTCTGGTATTCGCTCGAATGAGCGGGACTCTCCTGTAGTAAATTACTACAAGAGTCTTTCACACTAGGGCTATCCCTAGTGCTGCCAGGATTGAGATTTGGAACGGACTAAGTCCGCCCATTGTCAATCCAAATCCGAATGGATTGGCTCTCCTTCTTTGGCGCGAACGAGCTATAACAAGCTCAGCGCTATTATAAGGACGTATGGTGCCAGACTTATCAGCAACTCCACACTGAAGAAAATACTCAGTAGTGGAGATCTGATCAGTCATGACATATCCATACGGCATGACTAGTCCCTGTTCTGTGAAGGCGTTAAGATTTCTCATAACGTCTCCAGCATTAGAGAACCAGTCTACGAGCCACGACCACGGTGTCAAAGCCCACGCTGTATCCGGTCCTGGAACAAGGCCATAAGCCTTATCTAGAACCTGGACAGTGCGTAGAAGTGCGTTACTAGGTAGAAGATACGTAAAAGTACCCTCAAACCAAGTACGCACCTCCGTAGTAACGGTCTTTGTCATCGTGCCAAGGTTCACCATCTGTCCTGGAACTGCAGGAGCGCCGGTAATACCGACGATTCCATACGGTGAGGAAGTGGTGGTAGATGACGTCCTAATAATAGGAAAGTCATATCTACGTCTGACCATTCTCCCACTATCTCTGACATACTGATGCGCAATAGCATCATAGTCTCGGATAGATTTGATAAAGCTCCTACCATCTGAAATGGTGGGGCTCCATTCAAACTGCTGATTGAGGTACTCATTCCCGATGTTACCGCCTCCCTTACCAGGGAGAGAAGGTAATCCATCATGGATGAGTTCCCCAAGAGCTTGGGACAGGTCAGCAACCGGGTGAGTGGGTGCAACTCTAGAAACTGCTGTGGCGCCTAAAGCGTCAAGAGCAGAATCAGAGAGCACATGAGGCATGTAACCACTAATCCAATTAGAATAGTCGGTTACTTTGTTAGACGGCGTATTACTAATTATATTAGCAACGTCGACACTAGCACAATATGGACCAGTAATCCGTTGGTTTGCAACGGTTGACCAGTACATATTGAGTCCCTCATTTCCCCCTAGTATGACCTCAAGGTCATATTTTAGCCAGGGGCCACCCACGTCGATACCATGCAGGCGGTTGTGGTACCGCCATGCACGATGGTTGTATCCCCATAGATACTCATGATGAAGTCTCACATCCGCATGTGAGAATACATCTTTGAGTGTCACACCCGTGGAAGGATTCCACGTGTGATTCTCCCAAGACCAAGTAGCGGAGATAGGCGAACGAAACTTTGTGATAGGCTGAATAGGGTCTATTAGACCCCATTGAAGCTTATCACTAGGTTCGCGAACCTTACCCGC